AATGTGCGTTTCAAAAATAAATCCTCTTCGCATGTAACTTCCGTCGAAAATTGGTTGCAGAATTTGGAGATGGTCTTATATACATCTACATTCATAGACCACCTGTTACCAAACTCGGAGACCTGTTTAGCTGTCTGGATTGACGCCTCACGAACCGATTGCATCGGGTGAACATGTTGCAGAAAATCAATACATTCCAGTTCTAAATCCCATTCTTCGGTTTGTTCAAAATAGCGGAAAAAATCGTCTTTTGTGCAAAACTCACTGCCTATGAAATCGACATACCACGCGTCATATTGTGCGAGTATGGTCTCGGCACGAGTTGTGATGGACTCCGCGGTTGCGTGAAACTTGAACCCATTCGGTAACGACATGGTAATAATATAAATAACGTGAAGTATTTATATTGTATTCGTAATGATTAGTATGCTAAAACTGGTTTAGAGTCCACCTGGGAACCCGACAAGGTTGGCGCCGATGCCGAAACCAGCACCACCGCGAGCAGAAGAAGCCATGGTAGGGACAAACACGTCCAACACGCTAAATGTAGCAGCAGCAGTCAATGCGATGATAATCACCTCCTCCACCTTGAGTGATTGCTTGGGGATTGCGTAAGCAGCAATAGCCACCATGAGACCCTCAATCAGGTATTTAATAGCACGTTTCACAAGTTCGCTAAAGTCGAATAGTCCGCTCATCGTTCGATTATATTATAACTTGCGAAAAAAAAAGTAACGCATACATTATGAATTTTGCCNGTCGACATATAATTATTGATATTCAAGCAAAATTACTTAAACATTGTTGNCGGTATTATCATATAGTTTTTGCTAAATGGCTGGCTTCGAACGAAAAAACTTGAACGACGGTAAACCNAATCCTAAATATGTAGATGTATTGGACGAGGATACCGGAATTGCTGGACAAAAATTCACATGTATGTCGTTCTTATCACCCGATAAGATTTTAGAGAAGCGTGAGACATATCTATTTAATCAATTTGTTCAACAGTGGGATTTTACCAAGTCCATGACGAAGTTCGGCGACTTTGTAAATTTCGTTTCCTATAAATATAATTTGAATGTTGCGAATGTGATGGCCGATTACAATGATTTCTGCAAGGAGGAGCAGGCGCGTCTAAAGGAGGGATCAGTGTCCGACGATTTCCAAACATTCCTAGACAAAAACGAGGAACGTCTTACAGAGACATTCCAGCGTGAACATGCATTCCAGACATCGGTACGTGGTCTAAAGAATCGCGGCAATTTCGCAACGCAAGAGGAGGCCGAGCAACATTGCAAGCGGCTGCGTGAGAAGGACCCGAATCACGATATTTTTGTCGCGCCGGTGGGGGTTTGGCTTCCATGGGATCCCAATGCATATAAGACGGGTCGCGTTGAGTTCATGGAGGATGAGCTAAACAAGCTTCATCAAGAGAAGATGAAGAATGAGTCGAAGGCAAAGGACGAGTTTGACCGACGCGTCAAAGAGACGAAGCAGAAGGCAATTGAAGACAATATCAAGAAGGCCAAAGAGTCGGGCAATGTTCTTACACAGACATTGAACGAGGAGGGGGAGTTGGTGGGTATCAAAGATACCATTGATTTCAAGAGTCGTGATGTGGCGACGGAGGAAGACCGCGGGGCTCATGAAAAGGTGGTCGTTGAAAATGCGACCGCCGCAGATATTCAAAGTGAGTTCGCCGCCGCTGCTAGAGAGTAATTGATTTGGTGCATTGAATATTAAACATAAAAATGGTATTATTATTATGTTTAATTCGGTAATGAAAAAGGTCATTGATAACTACCACTTGGATGCGGTCTTCTTCACGTTTATTTGCTGTCCTTGGCGACGCTTGCCTTTGCTAGGATCATACGCTTCGTCTTCGTCGTCCGATCCCATTGTCTTGGAAATGTCCCAAAACTCCTTTGAGCCCAATCTAAAATCAGACCTAGCTTCGGCTTTATACCAAAATATTTGGTCGTATAATTTATTGGACTTCGCATTGTTGTTGATGACCAGACATTCGTAATTTTCGGTTGTTTGATCCATTACCGATGAGAACGATTCTAATGTGGGAAACATGGATGCATAATTCTCCCAAATACGCTTTCTATTTGTTAAATATGGTTCGCGCAAAATAAATACATAGTCGATGTTTGTTCGTAAATTCGGCGGTATGCCTAAAGGATATTGCATCGTAATAATGAGCATGATTTTCCAGTGACGCCCATTCATAAATAGAAGGCGCATCATTTTATCACGAGTCCACGTCTGGTCATACAAACAATCATCTAGAATTACAAATGCTCTTGGATCTATGGTGGTTTTTTTGTAGGTTTCCATGTCTTTATTCATTTGTTTTAAAACCGCTTTCTGTCTACGCAACACGTTCTCAATAAGGACTGTGTTGTATTCTTCGTGAATGAACAATTTAGGTACATGTTTTGCATAAAATCCGTTTCCGGCTTCTGTTCCGGATATAACGGTTCCGATGGGGATATCCTGATGATGATATAACAAATCTTGGACTAAAAATGATTTGCCTGTGTCGCGTCGACCAATCATTACAATCACAGGGCCCTTATTCTCATTCGGTTTGAACGTAATCCATCTCATATCAAATTTTTTAAGTTCAAGCGTCATTTGTATAAGTATATACTAATGTTTTGAGATTTAAAATGTGAAATGTAGACGGATAACGTTCATTTGCTCGATTCAGAATCACACGTTTATATCTGTCGAATATTCTGTTTATACACCCTATAAAGGGTTCTCCGATGAACAAATTTTCGCTAAATTACTGTAAACCACATAAGCCCGACCTCAATGTTTTAGGAGAACAATTTCAAATAGCAATGCGCGACTCCCCTTCCGGAGTGGAGTATCATCCATATCGCATACAAGACCTTCAATTATATAACCCAATCTACAAACGTATTTTTGATATGAATAGCACGAATTTTGATAGAATCTCGCTCAATCACCCCTATCACATTCATGATTTACATCATGTTTCGGACGTAACCAAGAGTGAAATCTATGAACGAGATGTATTTGTAAAATTTTCTCCTTTACTCGACCCATATCGATATATGGTAGGTAAATATTCCGCAGATGATGCAAAAATACGCACCCTCCCCCGGCTGGATTCGACTGAAGACGTTGTTCATTCAAAAATGCTCAACTATCACAATGCATCTTATGTCGATTCCTTTTTCTGTTATTTATCCGGCATGTTTTTACATTCACATAAATTCATTCACGGGGTAAACTATTATGGTTCTTATCTTGGTGTTCAGGATAAATTTAGAGTGTCTATCACAGACGATATCGAATTTTTGCGCAACTCGCGGTTTTTTAACGAAAACATAGGCAAATTATTTGTCGTCGAAGATGTGGAACATGTAATGGATGGATTACATACACTCGCCGGTTCTAGGCAAAATAAGAATCGGCTCTGTTTGGAAGATGTTGGCGAAATTGACCTGGGTTGTGATACATTGCCGGACAATGCGTCGCCGGACAATGCGTCGCTGAAAGCTGCTGAAATAAACACCATCGCCGATGTGGAAATTGTATACACCAAAACCACTCTGTCGACTCGTTCCTCTTCATCGTGTTCTTCTGATAGTGAACTAAATTATAGCTCATCTGATTCCGGCTCTCATTCTGAAGACGGTTCTCATTCTGAAGACGGTTCTCATTCTGATTCCGGTTCTCATTCTGATTCCGGTTCTCATTCTGATTCCGGTTCTCACTCTGAAGACGGTAGCGACTTTTCAGACGAAGACGAGATTTATGGCTATATTCATAATTTCCCCATTCAGATGATTTGTATGGAAAAATGCGACGGCACAATGGACGAACTATTTGTAAATGATAAAATTGCTCCCGACAATGCAGCTGGGTATTTATTCCAAATCATTATGAATTTATTGGTCTATCAAAAAGCTTTCCATTTCACACATAACGATCTACATACGAACAACGTCATGTATGTGAATACCGACATTCCCTTTTTGTATTATAAATACGCAGGTCTTACATATAAGGTTCCCACCAACGGCCGCATTATGAAAATAATCGATTTCGGGCGTGGAATTTACAAGTTTAACGGAAAAACATATTGCAGTGATAGTTTCGCATCCGAAGGAGACGCAGCAACTCAATACAACATTGAGCCCTTTTTTAATGATAAACGTCCAAGATTGGAACCCAACAATAGCTTCGATTTGTGCCGATTGGGATCATCCATCTTCGATTTTGTTATGGATATTGATCTTGAACCAGACGAAATGGACGATCTCCAGAAAACAATTGCGCGCTGGTGTATGGACGACAACGGTAAAAACATCCTATACAAGAAAAATGGCGAGGAGAGATATCCTAGTTTTAAACTATACAAAATGATCGCACGCAATGTACACCATCATACGCCAGAGAGTCAGTTGGCTGAACCCTACTTCAATCAATTCTTATCTTCTGATGTCCAAGATGCAGAAATATTTGATATCGATCAAATACCGTCTTATGTGTAAGCAATATTATTATTTTCACCGTTCAACATGAAAATAATATATTTAGAAATTCGGCACGTCGGTAAATACCTGGGTCGTGGCCGCATTTAATACCTTGGTCTCCGTCACAATATCGAAAAAGTCGCTGATATATCTACTGTATTGAAAATATATATATGCACCTGTAAGCGAACATACCATTACAACGATACTGTCGCGGACGACATCCTTCAATGGCTTGATTTCATCGCTCATGTAGCGCCGCTCAATGAACTTGGTCACGCAAAAAAGAATCGTTATGATAACTGATACAACAAAAACTTGCTCCATAAGTCCCTAAATATATGTTATCATCTATTTTTTGTTAGTTATTCGAACGCGACGAATCCTTTGTAGCAATATATTGCAAATATGCGTCGTTATCCATGAGACCATCGTCTTTTTTACATTCGCACGCCAATTTTATTAGCCATCCTTTGTCCAATGGCGACTCCTTGATTACATTCGGCGAGGAAACTGCATATATGTTTTGTTCTAAGATCACTCCATTCAGCGGGGCATACAATTCGATCACAGTTTTCTTTGTCTCGATTATTGCAAATATCTGGTTTTTTTCGACAAATTCCCCTTCACCCTTTATTTCGAGAAAGGTAATTTCTCCCATTTGATTTGCGACATACTTCGAAATACCAATAGTCCCCGCCTTCAATCCTTCTTCAACCTCATATTTTACGTATTCATGTGTTTTGCTGTATCGCGCATATACATTACTTGTTTGAGTAGAAAATCGTTTACGGATTATATTGTTTATTAGATGGCGCATACTTTTCGTAAAAAATGCACATATATTATTGTGTTCATGATTACGCACCGCCCATCAGTTATACCTTTTTGTATGATTCAAACCGCATGTGTAAAATCACTTTAGACACGATGCGCTCCGTTGCGATGTTCTCAATGTCCGATAGACGGATATACTTGAGACCGTTCACAATCCCTACGTCAGATTGTCCATTCATGTGAAGCAAGGTTGTCGCACACGCGATACGAACCGCATTCGATACAGGGCGCATTGACCCTCCCGCAACACTCAAAATATAATTAAATCCTTTGTCGGCATATTCATTGATCAAATCCGCCATCATGGGGGACGCTTCTGCTAGCAATTTCGGTGCATGGCGATTAAGAATGCTCATTGTTCGTTTTTATGTATTGTAAAACTCAAACCGGTATTTCAATTTTATTGTGAAAACGTCGATCCGACAAAATTGATTACGTTACTTGGATTTATGAGAATACAAACCGCCCATCAATGTCCGATACGACAATCCATCCATCAGTTTCCCTCCACTTGGGCGAATGCAGTGAATATGTAAATACATTGGCTTCCAAGTCGATACACATGATTTATCTTGACCCACCCTTCAATTCCGACCGAAATTACACAATGGGCGTAGATTCTGCAGTGGGTTTTAATGATAAATGGACAAACGAAACCTACGAACAATTCTTGGAAACAACCATTACGTCCCTCGTAAATGTGTTAACCGACGACGGGACACTCTTCTTTCATATCTCGGCCGCTGCTATGTTTATTCCCGAGAAGGTTCTTCGCGCACATTTCCCATGCGTCACACCCATATTCTGGAAAAAATGTCGGTCTAAAAATAACGTCAAGAATAAATTGGGCGCCACCATAGACATCATCTTTAAATGCAACAAAAAAGAAAAACATAAATTCAACGTCGTTTCGCAAGAAAAGGACGCAACCTATCTGAAGAATTCGTTCAAGAATAGTGATGAACTACGCGGCAACTACTCTCTTGGACATCTTGTTACGGAAAAAACCAAGCGAGGGTATATGTATCCCTTTTCAGTCGGCGAACTCACCTTTAACCCGCCGTCGGGATGGCGTATCAAGGAAAGCGAACTGGTGAAGCTGCGCGACGAAGACCGCCTTCATTTACCGAAAAAGGCCGGGGGGAATCTGTATAAGAAAATATACTTGTCTGAAAACCCCGGCAAACCATGCACCGATTTGTGGGACGATATACATTCTATCAGTCAAGGGTCGGAAGGCCGGAAATATCCGACCGCCAAACCGGTGAAATTACTTGAGCGATTGATCGAAATCAGCACAAACCCGGGCGACCTAGTATTGGATCCAATGTGTGGTTCTGGAACCACTGCATCCGCGTGCGTGAATACCGGCCGCGTATGTCTGCTGAATGATGTAAACCGTGAAGTTATGGAAATTGTTCAATCGCGATTTACATAAAAAATATTTACACGTTTACATGGTTGTTATTTGTTGTTTTTTGTTTTTTATTTTGGTTTTGTTTGTTTTGTTTACAATGGAGCCATTCGACTGCATACGTCTGCAAGCAGGTCGAGTCCGGGCGTTTCTATCCGGTTCAAGCTCGAACGCAATAGCATGGGTGCGTTGTGTGTTCGGACGGGAATCGTATCGATCGTGGTATTTACAAGCCCCGCTAGTAACCCATCCACCCTGTCCTGCTGAATTTTTAGGCAAGGGATTGAGCAACTATTATTCGCACTTTTTCCAAGAAGCGCACCCACGCCATTGTTGAGAACCAGGCGCACACGCAAGTTGGTATTGACCTCGATCCCGTTTTTTCTGCGGAAAATCATGCGACTCGTCTTCGCACGGGGTGTGGACTTCAAGAAGTATTCCCAGTCAGAGTAAGCAATGAATTCGGAAAAGTTGTTCTCCTTGGGATAGAGCACCAAACGGTTGTGCTTGCAGTCGTTGATGAGCACGTGCCCCGGATATTTGGCGTAGAGCGTTGCGAACAAATTCTTCAATTGCTCGCTTGTAATTCGGTCAAATTCGTTACTCAAAATTGTAGCCACCTCTGCGCGCAACGCAGGCGTTACGTCCTTTCCGTGATTGGCCGCTNTGAATGCATCAACCNCCGCTTTGACCGATTGTCCAAGATCCGCGTTGAACTCGGACAATTTACTCGTGTTGATCCAATCGAATGTCCCGGTTCCCTCGTGATTCTTGATTGAAATGGGATATCGAACTTCATCTACCAAAACGTCACAATCCGCCTTCTGGGTTGTCCCGCCTAGATGCCCCCATATGGGTTTCGTCAGAGACTCTCCTTGGAAATGCATATTGATGTGTAGGTCATAACGCGTGTTCATGAGCTCGACCAATTCCTTTTCATTTCCAATCCCTCCATGATGTGTTTCACCTCCAGTCTTGTAAGGCATGTTAACTAGTATTTGCTAGCAAAGATGCCTTTGTTTCATTCAGAAAAAGCCATTCAATTTTATAGCTCTTCTATGTCCAATTTAATCTCGGATTCGTCCAACAAACCCACACTTGACCCCGCGTCTAATACATCAAACCCACTTAAATCGATATTGTCGCCGTGAATCCGAATACGGTCGTCATCGTCGTCGTCGTCGTC